AGTTCCAATCATCTCTTTTTGAAATGGATAAAGATGAAATGGAACCAAACCCTCATCAATACTAATTATTTTTACATAATTTTCTATAAAGTAAATAGGATTTTTCGCACACTTGATGAATTCTTTTACTTCTGCTTCAGTAAATTCAACATTAACACCAGCAGCTTTAAGATTTGGATTACCTTTATAGCTAGTACTAATCTGCATCATGCTTTAGCATCTGTTGTAGTTCTTTAGTTGAACCTACAAACAAAGCATTAGTAACATTTTTAGGACCACTATCTGGAACTTCTTTGAGTTTTTTCATTTTCTCTTGTAGGTCGGCTAATTTCTCTGTTACTTCCGATACATTTTTTATCAACTGCCCAACAACCTCATATGCTCTAGGGTGTTCACCTTCTTTAGCAATCTCCAGTATTCCATCAATGGCATCCTGGCCTCGTTCAATTAAATTATAAAAATTCTCCCTACTGTATTTGTAATCTAAATCAGTATCATCACCAACTACTGCTAAATTTCTTTTAGGTGGTGCTGGGTATAATACTTCGTTTGCAACATTACCGCTACCACCAGTAATACCTAGTGCTTCATTTACTATAATATCTAACTTAGCCATTAAACCCACTCACTCAAACTTTCATTAAATCCAAAGTTATCGTCATCTGGTGCTGTAGAAGTTTCAACAGCAGATGCTGTATATGACCTAACTCTATCCGGAGATTTAGCAGGCATATCTGCATATTGGTCAGTTTGAACAGTCTTAATAATACTAGTATCAGAAACAGGTCCATACATATACGTTTTAGCCATAAAATTAAAAGTATATACAATAGACCGCCGTGTTATAAAATCACCATCATAAACATCTTCATAACCAGTATTAGTTAAAACGATAGGAATATCCCGAATAATATCCATACTAGGAATAGCATTAATAGTAACTGTAAAGTCAGGCTGAAAGTACGGCAATATTTGTTCTACGATTTGAACACCGTCGTCTGAATTCTTAGACATAACAAACATTTCAAATCCTATATTGTAAGGTACAGGCGAAAATTGTGTAGAAACTTGTTCACCCTTTGTACCTTTAACCTTTCTAGTTTTTAACATCTTATTTAATTTTCTCGTAGAGTCATACTCTATAGCATTTAACTCAAACCCAATACGAGGTAATGTTACTGCTACTTTCTTATCTAAAGAAGCATCTTCTCGTAATCTTACAAGAAACTTTTGTTTAGGGCCATAGGCTAATGGTACCTTCATGGACTGTTGTGCTGTCCCCGAGGCATCTGTTCTAACAATATGAATATCGTTAAAAAGTGTACCGAAAGCTATAATAGTCTTTCTTAATATTTCATGGTAATAAGTTCTTCCAAACATAATTTAAAATTCTCCAAATGGGTTCTTTTCTGTAAAGTTTACAACACTATCTGCTTGTGTCTCTATAAAGATATTCTCTGCATTAGCATCTATAGTATCTATCACATAAGATTCACTAATGAGGTAATCTCCATATTCTGTAATGAGGCTATGGCCAGCAGCATCTGTTTCTGATATTAGGAGGCCCGTATCTGTTGCCGTTTCAAGGTCTATAAATCCAGTGTCATCTTCTAGACCAAGATTTTCATTATAATCAGCAGTTTGTTCTAATGTAAACTGATAGAATAGAGCGTCTAAACTTGTTGTATCTTCTATGGTATCTACTTCTGGTATTCCAGTATCAAGTACCTCACTAGAATACTCAAACAATGAGCACGACATTTTATAAACAGGAAGATTATCTACCTGATAAAAAGGATCATCATGGTCTACAAAATCTATTTGAAATAATTTCTTAACTCTTGGAAAATAAATTAAATCTCCTTCATTAGGCCTGGATGAAATTATTAAATTACTATCAACTGAAATTATATCTTCCCAACGACTACGAGAAACTATAAAAGTTGCCTCATCTCTTATCTCTAAACCGAATTTAGCAATAAGTTCTTTATCTCCACCATATCCGTCAGCTTCCATCATATACATTTCAATACCATAAGAATCATCAAATTTAGATAATACATCTTCACCAAACAATGTATCTTCTTTAACTAATGTTCTAGGGAGATAATAAACATCATGACCGAACACCTTTAATTGCTCTATAATAAGATTTTCATATAGAGTTTGTTCAGTGTTAGTTCCCTTATCGAAATATACTGAGGTGGCCATTTATTATCCTACAGCGAAATCTATAGGCATCTCGTAAGTCAATCTCATCTCATCTTCTAATCTTTGTATTTCTTCTTGAGCCTGTGTGTATATCATTTCGCCATTCATTGTAACTCCACCCAACATTTGAACTCCATTAAACTTAATAAGATTCTGTCCCCATTGTTGTTTAATTAATGCTGTTGCATATCGTTTTAAAAAGAAATCATTATAGATATCTGTCCAAGATGTTGGATCCAATTTACGATAACATTCCATAATTATCCATTCACCAACATCCAAATCATTAGCAAAATCCATATCTATATATAATCTGTTTTGGTGTACATTAAATCGTAATGGTTTTTCTCCCACTAACATATGGTCTAAAAAGTCTAATTTTTCTTGGGTCATACTATATGATAATATTGATGTTGAAGAAAAATCAAACATATCGCTCATTCTCATTTGATATCGAATATCAAACATATTAAGACTAGCATTATCACTAAACGGAAAAATATTCAATACCGACATTACTGTATCAGGCACCGGAATATAATTATTAGTTTCATCCCAATCAGCAGTTATGCTACTAGTAATTTTGTCTGCTGCAGCAACTGTTGTATCTGAAGCTATAGCAGCTCTTGTAACATCTGTTGATGTTAATTGATGTTTTAAAAACATCCTCTCAACACCATCAAAATGGAATTCAGAGAAATATTCTAAAGCTTCATCTATGCGGTCATCTACCTGGTCATCATCAACATTAACTTCAATTACAGGCTTACCTAATCGTCTTAGGCACCAATCTTTTAATGTAGCTTTTGTTGTTGCGGTTGCCATATTAGCCCCACGTCAAAGCAACGCCATGTATTTTTGCGTTTTTATTATTATATAGCCTAATTTTATATCTCATAGTTGTTCCGGTTGGCTGATCCCCAACGGTGGAGATATTGCCGGACCAAATTTGTTTACTTGAAGCATAATCACCCTTATCGGCTAATGTTATTTCTGTATAAGTTGTTCCATCGTCCCTAGAAACAAATGCTTTTAAATCTGTATTAATAGTTATTGCATCCACATCTTCTTCAAAAATTGTTATAGCGGCTGATTGTGGTGCCCCTTTCGACGCTGTTTGACCAGTAGACACTAATATAAAATTTTGTCCGGAAGAAGCGCCTGCATCTCTACTATATAAATCATTTGTAGCATCATAAGTTTCATATAATGACGCCGTAGCATCTACACTATTAGCATCTTCAAACTCATCTAAAAATCCATCTGTAAAGTTAAAGGCTACTAATGCATCCTGTGTAGCTAACTTAAACGCTAATAACATCACATTATTATGATTGTCTGCTATTCCTGTAAATGTACTGTGGCCATAACCATCGTACAGATATTTGTTATGTATACTTTGTAATGTTGCCATTTGTATTCCCCTGTGCTAGTGTTGCCATAATTAATTATCCCAAAGCGATTGCCATTGAAATAGCAAATGGTTCTAGAGCTAATGTTCCTGTTGTTGTTGGCAATGTTATTGTTCCAGTATTTGAAATGGATGAAATAACTGGTGTTGTTAATGTTTTATTTGTTAAAGTTTCCGAACCTGTAAGAGATGCGAAACTTTCACTCTGCAGGGCTGTATTAAATTCTGCTAACGACCCAGTTAAACTATTACCTGTTCCGCCCAAATCAAATGTTTTATTTGTTAATGTATCTGTAGTCGCTTTACCAACTAATGTATCTGCCGCAGCAGGTAGAGTGACCGTTACATCCGCTGTTGATGCAGGACCAATTAGTGTAACTTTATTCGTACCGTTACCAGAAGCTTCAAAAAATTCTGCGAAACCAGCACTTGTAGCTGCGTTCTTTAATTGAAGTCCGGCATTAACAATGGGTGTTGTTAATGTTGGAGTTGTTAAAATTTTGTTTGTTAAAGTTTCTGAACCTGTTAAAGAAACAAAACTCTCACTTTGCAATGCCGTATTAAATTCTGCTAATGAGCCTGTAAGTGTGTTAGTACCTAAATCAACTGATTTGTTTGTTAGTGTCTGAGCATGAGCATTAAAAGTAAACTCATCAGCTGATGCCAACAATGGAAGTGTGACAGTTCTATCTGCCGCAAGTTCACTAACAGCAAATACATATTGATGGTCCGCTGAAGTGTCGTTAATCTGTGGTGTTGTTATTACAGGACTAGTTATTGCTTTATTAGTAAGCGTTTGTGATCCAGTCAATGTAGCTACTGTTGCATCAATCGCTAATGTAACAGTAGTAGATGAAGCAGATGATGCCAAACCAGTACCACCAGCTATTGTTAGTGTTTCTGAATTTAGGTCTATATCTATAGTACCACTATCTGATGTTACATCTAAATCTTCTGCTGTTATTTGAGCTGCTACATAAGCCACAACTGATTGCTGAGTAGGCAAAGATGTAGCACTATTAGATGCCATATTATCTTCATCTACAGTAGTCATGCCATCTAACAAATCAGCATTAAGATTTGCAACTTTTGTAGTTGAAGCCACGACTAATGGTGCTGTGCCTGTAGCAACATCAGACTCAAAAGTGTTTGCTCTCATCTCCCAAGTTCCAATATCAATATTAGCTGAAGCAGTTATTGCCGCAGTTGTTAATGTTGAAATTGTCTGGGAAGTTGTAGTACCTCCAATTACACCATTAATTGTAGGTGCAGTTAAAGTTTTATTTGTAAGTGTATCAGTAGTAGCTTTACCAACAAGTGTATCAGCAGAGGCCGGCAATGTAACTGTTACATCAGCTGTTGATGCAGGACCAATAAGAGTAACTTTATTTGTACCGTTACCAGAAGCTTCAAAGAACTCTAGAAAACCAGCACTTGTAGCTGCGTTCTTCAGCTGAATACCAGCGTTAGCGATAGGAGTTGTTAGTGTCGGTGTCGTTAGAGTTTTATTTGTTAATGTTTGTGTTGTTCCAGTAAATAAAGTATCTAATTGTGAAGCATTAACATATTTTTCTGTACCACCATCTGATAACAAAAGTTTATCAGTTGTTGCAACAGTAACTCCTGAACCATCTGGATAAGCATCAATGTTTACATTTAATTCTGTGCCTATATATGTTGAAATTTGAGATGCTGTTACATATTTTTCTGTACCACCATCAGATATAACAAATTTATCTGCATCAAGAATTGTGATAGCAGAACCATCTGTCATTCCTTCAATGTTTATAATTGCTTCAACATTACCATATTCTAGAGCAGAAGCTCCAGTATTTACTTTCAAGACTTGGCCCGCAGAACCTAACGCTGCGAGACCCGTGCCTCCATAGGTAAAATCTACAAATTCACCTGATTGGTACTCTGCTAACCCTGTAGCATTTCCTCCGGTGTAAACTGTTCTAATTGGGACTTTAGCTGCCATTGTTTCTTTCCTGTTACTGTTATAATATTTATATGATTAAAAACTAAAAAATGTTCGTTCTTGTGTTATTATATTGCTTCCAGTGCTCAATGTAAAATCCGTAAATAACAACTCACTTACACCTGAGGCTTTCATTGTAAAGTTTACAGCGGCAGTTACTAAACCACCTGCTTGTGTAAATAATGGTACTGTTCGTTTAATTTGGCCATCGTCACCAGCTACTGTAATAGTATCAGTACCCACTTTAGATCCTGCTGGTAACACAGCGCCTGCGGCTGCAATTGATAATGTTCCTGTACCATCAGATGATATTGTTGCTCCACCCAAGTTAATAGTAGATCCTGATAAGAATAATTCTCTATATCTTAACGCTGATGTTCCTAAATCATAAGTATCATTTGTTTTAGGTACTACATGACTGGCAACTCGGCCGGTCACTACTATGTCGTCACCCGTTGCATCACCCAACGTAACCGCTCCGTTTAAAGTTGTAGCTCCGGAGACTGTCACAGCTGATAGTGTTCCAACTGATGTAATAGCCGTTTGAGCTGCTGTTGTTAAAGTTCCTGCAATATTTCCAAAATTAGCATTTATTCTAGTTCCAGAAAAGACTTCTGAACTATTCGTTGCAGCAGTATAACCTGTAAACTCTGAAGTAGAATCATCATATCCAAAAAACCCTATAGCTGCAGCACTACCTGTATGATATCTAAATTCTATACCACGGTCTTTATTATCATCTGAAGCGGGTGCAGTATCTCCACCCAATGTCATAATGGGATCATCAATTGTAGTAACAGTAGAATTTACTGTAGTCGTTGTACCATTAACTGTTAATGTTCCACCTACTGTAAAATTGCCGGGGGCACTTGTTATAGGTGCATTAACCCAAGCAGAACCACTATATGATAACATATCATTAGTAGTAATACTTGTTATTGTTGTATCTGTTAATGCTTCTAATGTAGAAACTACACCTGTTAAATTACTTCCATCTCCAGCATATGATGTTGTCGTTAAAACACCAGTACTTGGATTATATGTTAATCCTGTGTCTGTTTCTATACCTTGTGTGCCTGTAGCACCGTCAACAAATGTTGGGTAAACCGTTTCATTTGTTGAGTTGTTTGCTGATGCTGTGATAGATGTTGCAAGTGAAGCAGTACCAGTTGTATCACCAATTACATCACCAGTTATAGTACCTGTAACTGTTAAGTTATCAGCAACGGTAACTTCAGATGTAGCGTGTCCTATAGTAACTGCAATACCAGAATCTTCTGTAGCAATTTTCAATGCACCTACATCATTCGTTATATATGAATTATTACCATCATGGTATATTTGCATATCGTCGCCGGTGCCTACCTTAATCTTATCATTGTCCTGCAAATCAACATGGCTTTTCATCGTTAATGTGCCATTAATGGTAGCATTGTTATCAATATCCAATGTGTCGATATGTGCAGTACCGTCTATATACAAATTTCTCCATTCTTTAGTTGAAGTACCTAAATCATATGTATTGTCTGTATTGGGTATTATGTTAGAATTAATGTCTGCACTAAAGACAACATTGTCAGTATCGGCATTACCAAGAGTTAGTGTGCCGCCGTTTAATGTTGATACTCCGGTTACTGTAAGGTCACCGCCAACATCCAGATCGCCACTAATATCAACATCACCGTTAATGTCAATATCTGTAGCAGTAAGGTCTATTTCAGTAGAAGAAATTGACATCTGGCCAGACGTTTTATATTTGCTTGCAGTATTATCCCAAATTACAGGACCTAAAGCATTTTTTGTAGTAGCGTCTACATCTGGTAATTGTGCTAATCCAATATTTTGAGCTGGAATATATATTTTTGATACTCTAGTATCGTTTGAACCACCTAGTGTTGCAGTAATTGCCATTTATTAACTCCTAGAAACACTTGGGTTGACAGTTGCAATTCCTTCAACCACTCTAGTTTTATTTCCAGTTCCACTGGTGATTAATAAATCCCATTGATATCTACCAGCATCTAATGCTGCGGTTGCAGTATCAGTCATCGTAAGGGATATATCACCAGTTGCTGCACTTGTAACAGCTGCTGTAATAGCGGTTGCAGTACTAGAACTATAGCTTTTTCGTAATTGACCAAGAGCACTATATCCTGTAAGATTTAAAGCACCAGCGGTATATGTAACCGTTAGACCAGAAGCATGGGCAATAGCTGTAGTGCTATTCGCACCTCTAGTTGCTCCTGTTAATGTAGAAGTAGTTGTACCTGTATAGGATATATCTTCACCCACTATCGTTACAGTACCTGCTTCTGGAAATCCTATAGAAGTTGATACTGGTATAGTTGTTGCGCTAACGGTAAGAGCTGAACTCAATGTCGTAGTCGCATTTGAAGTATTTACTGTAACCGATGTTGAAAACGAAGCACCCTGGTCTATACTTAAATTGCTAATGGTTGCCATTATATGTCCTCTTCTCTTTTGTAATATTTATAATAAAAACAAACACAAAAAAAAGGCGCCCCTAGGACGCCTTGTTTTATACGTTAATGTGAATTTATACTGGACCAGAATTATCTGTCGGCCACTTGGTTTTAACAGCTGCACGCTTTGTCACTAAAGCATCCCACTCAGTAGAACTGCCGCCTTCTTTCTTTACCAGTGCATCCACCATATCTCCCAGTGTAGGATACTCAAGTTTCCTATGGTCTTTGTAATCCACTGGTGTTGGAATTAATCTCCTGACTGCCATCTTTATTTCTCCATTAAATAATTTACGTTTAGCCCCAGGTTAAGCAGACGCCGTGCAAACTAAATTCTTTAGCGTCACCTGAGTTGTTATAACCCCTAATTTTATACCTCATAGATGTTCCAGAGGGTTGACCTGAAATATCTACTGACCCTGCTAATATCTGTTTACCAGAAGCATAATCGCCTTCATCTTGCAAAACAACTTCAGTATAAGTTGTTCCATTATCTCTAGAAGCAAAGGCTTTAATATCGGTATTAATAGTAAGAACATCATCATCTTGTTCAAATATAACTATTCGAGCATCAGCCGGGGCTGCTTGTGCTGTAGTGGCTGTACTAATTAGAGTTAAATCTCCATTAGTAGTTTGTGTATATAAATCATTAGATGAGTCATAAGATTCATTTGTTGAGTTACCAGTATCTATACCGGTTTCATCTTCAAACTCATCCGAAACTCCATCTATAAGATTAAATATAGCCAAACTATCCTGTGTAGCTACTTTAAAGGCCAGTAAAGCGATATTATTTGAGTTATCACCAACACCCAAATCATAAGCATCTGCATCTATTAAATAGTTATTTTTAATACTCGTTAATGTTGCCATCTATTAGTTCTCTATCAATAACCAACCGTGTGTTGCATTGTAAAATACAAGACCGATGCCGGCTCTATTCGTAGCTATTGTTAAGTCTGCGGCCGCTCCTTGTATATTTGAACTAGCTCGGCCAACAGTAATATTGTTGGTTGCTGCTTGTCCTGTACCATCTACAATTCTGACATGGTCACCAATTGCTGGTGAAGCAGGTAATGTTACTGTTCTTGCAGATGAACAATCTACTAAATACTGACCACCTTCTACTAGTGTGACGTTGCCAGCAACTTCTGTCCAGGTCATTCCCAATGTTAATGCTGAAATCTTTTTGTATGCAGTTGCAGAAGCATCGTAAATCAAAAACATATCAGCAACAGCAGGCGTTTCGGCTGAAAGTTCTGATTGGCCTGTAATTGCCGCAGTGGCTAAACTTAACACTCCAGCATTTGTCATTGTAGCATTGCCTGAAATGGCAGCAGCTGTAAATCCTGTACCGTCGCCGATAAGAATTTGTGTAGTAGCAAGTGCGACTTCTGATAGTACACCAGAACTGTTTGCATCTCTACCTAAAATTGAATTCGCCGCTACATTTTGAATCTTGGCAAAAGTAACATTAGCGTCTAAAACCTTAATCGTGGTTACAGCATCGCTTGCGATTTTAGCTGCAGAAACAGTGCCGTCATCAATCAGTACTGTCCATGGTGCTCCTATATAACTTGGCATGTTTTAATTACTCCGTTTTTCTATTATTTATACATCTTCTAGAATACTTAACACTACATCAGCTGATGTACTAGTATTCGAGGTGACTTTAATTGCGTCTGATGTTTCCAGAACAATTTTTTGTCCGTTGATAGCCTTTAAAGAGGCTCTAGATGGTATAGCGGCATCTTTAACTAGATACACTGTTCTTGTCGCTGAGTTATCAAATATCTCAATGTCCATCAGAATAGTACTTGCTGTAATATTAGCAATATCTAGCTCTAAAATTATTGTAGTTTTTGATGCGGGCGCTGTATATAAAGTCACGGGACTCGTACTTATATTTTCAGCCGTTACCATTTTGAAATCGTTAGCCATCTTTCTTTATTCCTTTTCTATTATTTATAATGTTTTATTCTTTAACCGCCCAGAGCAATCGCCATGGACATTGTAAAGGTCTTTGTAGCCTTTGAACCAATAGCCTCAATAAGGTCTGTTGGTGTACCTTCGAAATCAGCGTTTACATTGGCTATATCGCCAACGTCAGTAGCAAGTTCATTAAACTCAACTCGCCATTCTTCAAATGTCATTGTTACTGGTGTTGTTCTATCAGCCATTGTTTTGTTCCAAAAGTTTCTGGAGCATATCCTTAATTTCGTTTACATCTTGCTTAAGTATATTTATCTCCTCTTTTTCCTTTTCTATTCTTTTATTTCTTTCTACTGCCATCTGATAAGCATTTTTATTTACATTTAGTATAGCATTAGAATTAATATCTCTAATTAAATCTTTATGTCCTTCTACCTGCTTATACATTATGTTGCCAACGCTATACTTCTAAAAGCTTTTATTACTGGCGGAAAGGAAGAATTTGTAGATTTCATTACTATCTTTATAGCAAAAGAAATAAAATCTTCTAATGAACTAACGCTATACTCACGTTCTTTAAAATCCTTTTCACCAAAAAAGTTTTTAGATGCAGGTACTGTCGAATCTGGAGAACCATCTGTATTAAAATAAGTCCATCCCAAATCATCAAATATAAGGTTATCATCTGTTCTTAATATTTTATACATAACTTCTACTGAAGCACCTGTCATAACACAACCATCAAAATAAACTTTTAATGCTGTAGCAGGAAGTTCCAAAGTAATTTTATCTGTAATATAGATACCTGTATTATTATCTCCCTTTGGTTGTTTACTATCAGAATATTCCGTAAGAGCGCCTACATTACTAGATGAAGCAATACTATCTACTCTATTAGATACTGATAATAGGTACATTCTTTCATTCAATATAACAGGACTCAAAGTAGATTTTGAAGAAGATATTGTGTTTATAAGTCTATAAGATTTACCTACACTTTCATTGGTCTCATTTATTTGTGAACAAATAACTTGAGGAGCAGCATAATGTCCATCAGCATTCAAAGGTACTGAATAAGCATTGGCTAATGTTGTTAATGAAAATGATGTTTCTGAACCACTTACTGAAGTGCCTGTTGTAGTTCTAGCTGTAGCAGTAATACTTGTATCTTGATACTGGACATTCTCAATCTGAGGTCTAGCAATATCAAATGAAATATTCCTAGTACACGTTATTAAATCACCACCGGCCACTAGTGTACTTGTAGCATTAGTACCAGTCTCAATAGTAAAACTATCAATCTCTACACCAGCAATTGCTGTATGGGTTTTATTCACATTACTTAAAGCTATACCGGCAATCATGTACAATGCTAAAACACTATTGTCCTCATGAGCAGCCGCTGTTGTTGTAGTTGTTCCATCTGTCGTAGCTCTAGTACAACCAGTTAATTGTGTTGATCCTGATTTACCTGAATAAGTAATAACTTCATTATCTATTTTAACTGAGCCAGCTGATGGGAACAAAGCTACACTATCGGCAGTTATAGTTGTTGCACTAATAGATAGTGATCCGTTTAATAGTGTATCGGTTACATCACTTTTAACTCCAGATATTGTTACATTATTACTAGTAGAGTGCATTCCGTGATTTGGATAATTTATTTTTATAGTAGCATCACCAGATGCCGTCTTTATCGGATTTTCTGCTAGTGTTTTAATACCACCCGAGGCAGCAGTTAATTCTTCATTAACTAAAGTAATTTCGCCAGCAGCAGTAGTATCAAACTCAGCTCGGTATAAAGTAAACTTTAAATCTTCAAGTTGTGAAGCTGTCCATGTTGTAGCATTCTGCGATTTAAATAAAGAACCTAATGTAGGTTGTACTGATACAGCTCTAGTTCCACCCACCTCTGTTTCACCTACTCTAGATATCCAAACTCTATAGGTACTAGAATTAGAACGTAATACCATAGCATATTCTTTATCAAATTCTAGATATATTGGAGAATCAAAAGTAAATGTTGTAGCAGTATTAGCTGTACCAACAGCATCTACATTTATATCAGCCGGAGCTTTTGTAACTGTAGAAAACGGTAAAACTGTTCTACTTGGGTAACCAGAAGTTACCGTTCTAACATCTAGTGTTACTGGCAATGCAGCGTCTTTATGGGAAAAGAAAACATCAACTTTAGTAATAAATTCTCCACCTTCTGTTTGTACTTGGAAACTTTGAGCTAATGGGTCACCAACGTGTATTTCTTTTTCTAATTCAAAAGAACCGGCGGACCATCCTTCATTATGGATAATACCCGATTCTACTGTCTGTTGTGTTAAAGTTCCTCGTTTTACATTATGTATAGTTTCTTGTATTGCTTGCAATGTGCCAGCAGCAGTATAAGATGTTGTTGCTGAAGATTCAACATATCCATATAATCTAGAATCTGTAGAACTATCTGTAATTCTAAACTCTTTTTCTCCAACCGTAAATTTTAATGCTGATGAATTGGGTACAGTAAATGTTCCCGTTAAAGTACCTACAGCATCAGTAATCATTGGCATGCCATTTACTGATCCACTCACCGTTGAATCATCAACATGAGCTTCAGCTTCTGATAGAACAACATTAGAGTTTCTAGTACATCCTGTAAATGTTGTAGATGTTGTACCTGTATAGGTAATTTGTTCATTATCTATCTTAATGGTTCCTGTTGAAGGAAATCCTGTAGTAGAATCTACTGTAATTGTTGTAAGAATTTTAGTATGAGCACCATTCAATAATGTAGAACCAGCACTACTACCTATAGGCTTACAATGAGTCGATACTGATATTTTATCAAAGAAGGTATATAATCTAGTGTGTGGTTTAAGATTTGTAATTGTAAAGTCTACATCCCTAGACCTCATATATGGAATAATATCAGAAGATAGTACTGTATTACCAGCAGACTCTTGCGTCCAATAAGGTGTTATTTGAGTAGCAGTACCAGTACGTTTCACTTTAATATTTGTATAATGTCTGTGTATTCTACCTATTCGGAGACTATGCTTTTTACCTTGACGCATTTCATAATATGAATGTCTTGTGTCAGTACCGGTATCATGTCCAGCACCTGTCCATACTGTTTCCCAAGATCCCCAGACTGTACCCAATTGGTCAGCATAATCTAACATCATTTGGTCATACTCACCGTCTACGTTTACTGTAATAGAAGGTGTTGTTTTAGTATCCATCCAAGTATCATTAGCTGGATCTAAAACTATATCGCCTATCCAAGTTACAACATTAAATGGATTTACATATTCTACTCTAGTAGCATAAGGTTGTGTTATTGTAGCAGTATGTGTATATGGTAAAGTAAAACAATTACCTGTTTTTTGATACCCAGATGATGTTCTTGTCGTATCTGTGGTAGATTCTTCTATTAAATTTACAGCATCCATAAATGCCTTTGGTCGACAACTTAGCTTCGTTGGATCCATTGCCGTTTCATAATCTGGATGTGTAATGTTACCAATTTTATGTCCGGTAAAATTATCTACTATAAATCCTGATTTAAATCTATCTAGACCATTAGCATCTTGTATCTGAAAGGTTTGTGTATCTGTTTCTAACAACCCTAAGGATGTATAATACTCTAAATTTTTAATTCTATGTTCTAGCATACCAATATCTTTCATGGTATACCGTCGATTATCTTTCCTATGAATAAGAATATCCAATTCATCATAGGTATATGCCCCAACATCAGTTGTGGCTATTAACATAGCATTAGGAAGATTTGGATTTGGAAACGTAGGTTCTTCGTCTGGCGTGCCTTCTATATATTCAAATTGTCCAGTATCTCTTAAAAACAACGCATCTCGTCGTGGCAGATAGTAAGAATAATCTGCTCTAATATTGGCATCTACTTTGGGTAAATCAATTTGGGAAGATCCTGTACCTTCAAATACTCTAGTATCAAAATTAAAAGGTTCAGTTGTAGCTGTTACTGCTACAGATGCTACAGCTGGTCTGAAGTCTAATGAACTACTCAGTGGATATTGTCCTACTGGAGCTAATGTATCTGGGTCTATTTTATTAGCAATATAATATGGAATTTCTCCATAATCTATTTGACCAGAATAACTATCTGCTGAAAAATAATCACCAGTACCGTGAGAGAAATTGGAATATACTATCGTTAGCTGGGCAGTAGGCACGACCTGGTCTACTTTTCTTACCAATCTAGAAATATCATAAAAAGAATCTCGTTGGCCTGTATCTAACAGGAATCGAGATAAAATATTTGTATTGCCTACTGCAGCAATCGCCGATACTGTATTAGAATGACCACTTGTTCCACCTGCGATAGTATCTGATGTTGTAAATGTTCCAGCAACCTTTACATATTTTAATGCCGTACCTGTATTGTCTATAACAACACCTGTAGCACCAGATGAACTACCAGTAATCGTTTCGCCGTTTGTATATGATCCTGAAGCCGCCAATGTTATTTGTGGCAGAGTAGGAGTTGTAGCAATAGCAGCCGATTCGTAAACAGCATGAACTTTATATACGTCGGTAACACCTATAGAAACTTCTTTATCACCAACTCTCTGACCATACGTCTTAATATCATGGCTTCCCGTAGTACCATCATTCACTATAGTAACAGTTTGTGTTTTATTTGCTGTTTTAGTCTTATGAGTTTTAGTACCTACAGATAAAGTTCCTGTAAGTTTTACAACAGCACTAGTACCTAATACGGCATTGTTAGTAATCGTTAGTGTGTTGCCTGATGGTGAACCTGATAGAACAAATCCCGTAGCTGCTGTGACCAAATCACTTTGTACCCCACTAGGGCCGCCGCCACCTGCTGTTAAGATTTCTAATGTGTAATCCTTTTCAGCATGGGCTGCGAATGCTTCACCGCTGTTTGCTGTAAATGATACTGCTCCCGATCCGTTTGTTGTTGCTTGAAACTGTCGTCGTACTGTATATGTTGTATCTGTAACACCACTGGTCAACAATGAACTTATATTGTCGTGTGGCATTTTCATAACCATTACGGTTTCTTCTTGTTCTTTAACTTCTGCCCGTTTTCTAACAACATCTGCGGTTGTAAGAGCATCAGTAGTTGGCGCTGTCGTAAATGATAATGCTGTAGCCGTTATTGCATCAACCACTCTATCTTCAACAACACCAGCAACTCCGGTTGGTATGGCAACAACATCACCTACCTGTGTTTGGGAAGTATCATAACCAGATACGCCTATTAAATTATCTGTACCTGAAGTTTCGGTTCGCCATGTACCATTTAGTGTTAATGTTGATGTAAGACTTATATCGGCACTATAATCGGCACCAGATATTCCTGTATTAGCCATAAACAATTGTTTAGCATCTTTAGAAAAGTCCTTAACAACTATTGCTGAAATTGTTACAGCGCTTGTACTAGCTGAAGTACCTGTAGCCGTTATTGCTTCACCAGTAACAAATGTTCCTTCTACTTGTAGTAATTGTAAAGCAGTACCAGCAGATACAGCGGCATATAGATAACCTGTTGCTCCACTTGTTGAACCTGTTACTAATCCTTTGGCCGCTATAGTTACAGCACCAGACATGGTAATATTAGTCATCATCTGTATATCAAACAAATAATGATGGTAAATTGCTGTGACATTACTTGACGTAGCACCAGCTGTACCACTATAATATTCAAAGGCTCTTGAACGTGCTACACCAACTATAGCACCAGAAGCAGTACCTCTACTCGCTGTTAATGTATTATAAATTATAACTTTCTTAAATGGGTCTTGTGTAGTGCTAACTAATGAAATGTCTGGTGAACCATGTATATTTGCAACTTGAGCATAGTTACCCATATTAAATGGAATAAAATCATTATTGACTGCTTTAGTTGTTCTAGCTTTATTAATATTTAAAAGGTCTGGAGATATCTTTTCGATTTCGTGACCCTTAACAAAGGCCTTACCAGCGCCACATACTAAAGCTAATTTTGTTGCATCTCCACCAGCACCAGAAGTATATACTCCATTATTTGTTCCACTATCCAAATGTTCTCTGGAAGTTAATTGAAATGATTTTACTGAATAGTTGCCAGATTCTTCATAAGTTCTCCGAGCAAGCATTCTTTCGATAACACTATATTCTGTTTTATCGACTATCTTTTTGAGTATGCCATTATCTACTCGGAGAAGTTCAACAAAATCAGAATCCGCTGTAGCTGTTAAAGATAATTTAGCTAATGTTAAAGTTATTTTTAATCTATGAGCGCCTTTAGCAGCATAGTTTGTTGCTCCTGTAGCGTTATCTAATAGACCACTTGCATCTTCTGGAGTAACCAAAGATTCTGTAACAGTAAATCCTACTCTATATGATGGAGTATTAGTATATTTGTCCAATACTAGTGTAGTATCTGATGCCTGTACAAAATTACCTCTGATATAAAAGATACCAGACTGAACAGTTACAGCAGTTCCAGTTGCAACCGGAGTTGTAACATCTGTTGTAGCAGAAACAACATCAGCACTATAAGAACCTACACCACTATCAGATGATATATTTTCTTCAGCAGAAAATGTTACGGTAGTGTTATCTGTAGTATTTGTATTAATATATTTTACAAATAAAGTTTCTGGGTCAGCACCACTTGCTGCAGCATAACCAATAACCTTAGCAGTAACACCTGATGTAGCGCCTGTAATAATTGTTCCGTCATAATCTGATAATTGACTAGCTATAGCTGTACTGCTAAAAGTTGATTGTAATTTTACAGCATAATACTTGTCATCATATCCTATATGACCAGGAATAACGATAGCACCTTCTCTAAAAACATGGTCACTAAATCGTTGTATTTGCTTTTGTAAAATTGTCTGAAGTTGCGTTAGCTCTCTAGCCTGTACTGCAAACCCAGGACGAAATAATACTCTATGGTAATTGTCACTCTCAGTATAATCATCATAATATGGTGTGACGTTCAGATTTGTTTTTTGTGTCATTTAAAATTCCACTATTAGCTTAATATTCTCTGTCTGGTCTGATGCTCGTGTAATAGGAACACGGTTCTCTACATACATTACATCCCCTGAGTGGTATGCTATCTCAGGATTATTTACAGCCGACATAGTACCGGTCGCAGAACTTGTTGCTCCTGTAACAACTTCGGTGCCAGCAAATGCTGTTATGTTTTTAACTGAATCTATACCAGTCCATTGTGTCTGTATATATTTTAAAATTCTGGCAGAAGAATCCCAGTTTACAACTTTACCCTTTGCTCCAGATGTCCCGCCAGTAATAACTTCATCATTAGTAAATGTACCTGGTGTAGGACTTGCAGCAAATGTTACACTTCTCAATCCGCTTAATGTAGCACC